ACCCCCCCGCTGACGGTAAACCAGAACGCCTGCGCCTGCAGTGACAGGAACAACACTGCCACCAGGCGCGGCGGAGGGCGCTTAGGTAGAGGCGACCCCGTCTGCCCTGGTCGGGTCACGCGGGGCCTCCGTCGCCTGCATGATGTCGTCGTAGAACTGGATGAAGCGGCGGTCGGTGAAGGCCCAGGGCAGCCGCTCTACCTTGGCCCGCAGGAAGTCCCAGTCGGCGTCCTCTAGCTCCAGCACGTCGTTCTTCGAGGCGTCCAGCGCGTCCAGGATCCGGATGCCCTTGCGCATCTCGTCGATGGTCGCCCCCGTCTGGCGGTCGAGCGGCGCACGTACCGCGTTCTCGATGGTGTCCCGATAGTCCAGTCGGTTCATCTCGTAGCCGGGGTCGCTGGGGCTGAGGAACTTCGGGTGGGGGACGGACAACAGGGCGATGCGCTTCATCAGAACGGCAGCCCGATGAGTTGGTTGATGAAGGTCATGTTTACCGCCTGCAACGCCGTGTCCAGGTCAGACAGGGCGCTCTTGATCAGCGTCTCGTCTTCGGCGCTCATGTTGTACGGCTCGACCTTCAGGTCTTCCGCCGCCAGCCAGCCCTGCTGGGCATGGACCTTGGCGCGCACGTCGGTGAAGTTGCGCATCAGAATGCCCACGTTGTTGTTGATTTGATCCGCATTCTGCGGGCTCAGACCGACTGGCATAAGGAGTCTCCTTTAGCGTTTGAACTCAATGGCGTAGATCAGCGCGCTGGTGCCCGAGTCCGCTGAAAAAGTGCCCGTGTTGACCGCAAGGTACGCCGCCCAGGTGTGCGCCCCCGCTGCTGGCTGGAACATGGCCACCAGGTCCATGCCGATGTTGGTGTTGGCGACATACTGGGTGTAGCGTTTGATCGGCCCAGCCACGCCGTCCTGGTAGATGTACAGGTTGATGATCGCGTTGACAGTGTTGTTGCCGCCAGCGAAGCTCAGTATGAGCAGTACCGGTTGGCCAGTGGTCGTCAGCGATACCGCGATGCCCACGGGCACCGGGCTGGTGGACGAGGTCGAGAAGGCCACGCCACCGAAGGCGCCGAAACCCTGGTTGCCGTACGGCTGGGTGGCCGCGTTGCCTGCCAGGTACGCGGTGGTGATCGACCCGTTCGGGATGATGAGGCTGCCGCCCTGCGGGCTGAGGTTGACGTTCCTGCCTGCCAGGACCAGATCGGTCCAACTGCTCGTGCTGCGGTTGTACGACTGCAGTCCGCCGCCGTTGACCGTGCCGTCGTGGTTGATCTCGATGCCCACGCCCGCAGGGGCAAACTGTACCCCGGACACCCGCATTCCATTGTTCTGCGCCAGGAAGCCGTAGTTCTGGATGCCGATGGCCTGGCCGGACCCGCCCGTGGGCGCCACGATGTTGATGCCGATGTTCTGCGTGGAGCCCTGGTTCTGTGCCTCGATGTACATGCCGTAGGAGTAATTGAGCGTAGAGCCGGAGCCTTTGGTCACGCCGTAGGCATGGAACCCGATTGCCGCGCCGACGGTGATCGCCGCCGCCGCTGTCTGCGGCGCGGCGATGTAGCCCTCGATGTTGTTCGGGTTGGAGACCGTCTGGATGGGGTTGGAGTACACCCCAGCAGGCTGTCCCGATGAGGCGTTGATGTTGGGCTGGACGACGATCCCATAGCCCACGCCGTTGTTCTGGACGGCGATGCCCTGGTTGTAGCCAGGGTACGTACCCGGCGTGCCCGTCACGAGCATCCGGTTGACCTGCAGGTCCTGGTTGATCGTCGCCAGCAGCGAGCCCGCGCTGCCCTGGTTGATGACCGCGCCGCTGGTCTTGAACGTCAGCGCGCCGTTGACCTGCATCGAGCCCGCCACGTCCAGGTAGGGGGTGATCAGCAGGCCCGCCGTGTCGGTGCTATGCCCGTTCTGGACCGCCACGCGGCTGAGCGTGGTGTCGGTCGGCGCCGCGCCGCCAGGCCCCCACGCCATCAGTCCCGAGGCGGCGATGCCCCACCCCGGGTTGGCGTTGGTGTTGTCGGTGTACAGGTCGAGCAGGTGGCTGGTCTGGCCCACCGCGCCGTACAGCTTGAGCGGCACGGTGGTCGTGCCCTGGTTGCCGCCCAGCGTCAGGATGTTCTTGAACGTCACCGGCTGGTCGACCATCACTCCGGTGAACAGGTTGAAGAACTGCAGCAGGTCGTTGTGCAGCACGGGGCCTTTGGTCACGAAGTTGACGGCGGTCAGCGGCATCAGGTGGGCACCTCGTTGGCATCGTAGATGGCCAGCGGCATGTCGTAGCCGTACAGCGCCTGCAGTTCAGCGTTGTCGGGGATATCCGTGGTCCAGTCCATGTCGTACACGAACGTCGTGGTGGGCACCAGCGACGTGGTACCCGGAAGGAACTCCAGCAGCGTCCAGTCTATGACCCACTCGGGCGTCTTGTCGGGCTCGCGCAGCGCCTGCTGGACCTGCAGCTTGATGATCCTGACCTGGTAGTCGTCGTTCCACGGGTCGGCAAAGTCGACCGGAAAGCCCGCCGCGCGGTCACTCCACGCCTGCTTGATCTGCAGATACGGGTTCTGCAGGTCGTCGGCCAGGGTGCTGAACGAGCCAGCGGGCAGCCGCGTCTGCAGCACGAACAGGCGGTACACCTTGGTGTTCAAGCTGACGCGCACGCTGAAGCCCCATAGCTCAGGCGTCTGGGTGTCGTCGTCGCTGAGCAGGTTGAAGCGCAGGCTGATGCGCTTGGCCTTGGTGTGCAGCGGGAACTGCACCTCGCCCGACGGGCTGGTGATGACGTTGCCCATGTCGGACAGCGACCCGCCGTCGACGCCGTACTGCACGTCGATGTAGCGGTTCAGCCCGACCAGGTTGTCGGCAATCACGCGCACCGTGAAGCCGATTTTGTCCTCGTCGGGGAAGCCCAGGTCGATGTCGGGGATATCCACGTAGCCGGTCTGCTGGTAGCGGCAGTTGGGGTCGTCCAGTTCCATGTCGCCGTCGAGCGGCAGGATGACCTGGGCGATGTTGGTGCCGTAGCTGAAGCACAGCAGCGGGTTGCCCGAGAACAGGTGGGTGACCGAGATGTCGCCTACCCCACCTGTGCCCAGGTCCAGGTAGGTGTGCGGCGCACCCGTGGACTGGTCGTTACGGTAGATCCAGGTGTGCCCCGCGTTGTTCTGCACGGCGTAGTACAGCCAGCGCGAGGTGCCCTGGATGGCGGTGATGATGCCGCGTGCGTTGGGCGGGCGGCGGTACTGGTTGGACCACGGCGCGATGACGTTGGCCTGGCCCGAGAACTGGTCTGCCGGGGCGTACTCCCAGAGGGACCGCTCTCTCGGGAAGACCAGGTTCATCGTGCCCCGCGCGGGCTGGGCGCCCGAGCCCAGCAGCCAGCGCAGCGGAGCACAGTTGGTGACCATGTGCGCGTCGAACGGGATCAGCGAGTGGTACACCGCGTCGTTGGAGATCTCGCCCAGTTCGTCGATCTTGCCCACGTACACCAGCACCAGCCCGCCGCCAGGCGCCAGGGAGGTGATCAGCGAGTCGCCCGTCGACACGGGCTGGGCGTAGCCCACGTCGACCGTCAGGCTGGACATCACGTTGGTGTAGCTGTTGATCGTCGGCCCACCCGCGATGTAGTTGGCGGCGTGGTCCGAGGTATAGGCCCACACGTAGATGGGCACCGCCCCGCCTGGCTCGCTGGCTGACTGCTCCGCGTCGGTGACCAGCCCTGCGGGATCGACGCACACTGCCGTCGCCGTCGAGCCGAAGCCGATCAGCAGGTGGGTGCCGAAGATGCCCACCGCAGCGGTGCGCGCGGTAGCCTTGGCGATGTTGACCTGCAGCGACCAGGGGCCGTTGCTGGTCCTGGTCCACACGCCTGTGCCCGTGCTGGTCGGGCCGACCGCCACCTGGCGCTGGACCATCACCCCAGGGCTGCTCAGGCGCAGGTCGTCCCCGATGAATACCGCAGGCCCCGTGGCGCTGGGCAGTGCCTCCAGGAAGATCTCGGGGCTGAGCACGACGGGCGTGAAGCAGCAGTTGACGTTGGACGATTCCTTGTACAGCGTGGCAACCTGGGTCGGGTCGTCGCCCGCGTCAGAGTAGCGTCGGAGCCCCGCGCCGCCTGTCAGGGCGGCGACCGCGTGGGCCGACTCGTACGGGTTGAAATCGGCGTACCGGAGCGTGCCCTGGCTGACCTTCTCCCCGAAGCGGTCGGCCTCCTCGACGCTGTACTTGCCAGGCACAAGCTGCAGCGGCATGCCGTCGATGCGGACCTGATCTGGCTGACCCGGTATGGGATTCGGCCAGGGGACGACGACCACTTACCCGCCCCTGATGAAGCTGCTCGATCTGAAAGCGCCCAGGTAGCGCCAGTCCTCGGGGCTCGGGAAGGCCATCGCATCGCCGTGGCCAGGCGTCACGATCCGACCCGGCAGGTGCGACGGCGCGCTGGTCAGGATGTCGTTTTTCTGGCGCTCCAGGCGGTCCATCGCCTGCTGGCGGATGCGCTCGGCCTCGCCCGTCGGCTGGCGGTTGGCCAGCGAGTCGTTCAACCTGAACTCGGCCCAGTCGTAGATCCACTCCAGCGCACCGCCCTCCCACTTGCCCGCGATGGCCAGGATGTCGGTGTCATTCACCAGCGTCGGGTAGAAGCCCTCGCCAAAGATGCGTAGCTGGCGGTTGATGGGCGGCAGGATGCCGAATTCGATGGCCCACGTCTCCTTGCCAAGTTCGTCGACCCAGCGGCGCGGGCGCCAGTTCAGGTACTCCGCGTCGGCAAACGGGTAGCCCACCTGGGTCTCGGCCAGGTTGATCTGGATCTCGATGCGATAGATGTTGGCCCAGTTCTGCATCGGGTCCGGGTAATAGATCCAGGTACTCTGCTGGGTGGTGATCGTCTCGTCCACGATCTGCCTGAACCACGTCAGCCCAAGCTGGCTGATGGCGCTGTTCAGCGCGGCGATCTTGCGCCTGCGCTGGAAGCGCATGTGGATCTCGTACTCGCCCGCCGAGATCGAGGCGGGGAAGCCCGGCGGATAAAGCTGCAGCAGCGAGTTGGTCGGCTGCCAGTTCTGGCCGCGCCGCTCCTGACCTCGATTGGCCAGGTCGGGGCTGGCCTGGGTGCAGTACACCCAGCCGTTGAACTGGTTCAGCGGCTGGGGGAAGTATTGCCCGAGATGCACGTCGACCAGCGTCAGGTTGCCCCCTGACTGGGGCGTGCTGACGATGATGTCGCCTATACGCTCGCCTAGCTCACGAACCAGATTCAGGGCTGTCTGTGCCACGGTAGCTCGGGTCCCACTGAGGCTCGGTCTCGGGCCACTGCACCTCGGCGCGGATGTTGTCGCCTGCTTCCTTGAAGAAGGTCTCCATCCACGAGCGCGCGTACGGGGTCATGATGATCTTGACCTCGGGGCGGCGCATCATCGCCACCAGGTCGCGCCCGTCCTTGATGACCGCGTGGCCCTGCAGGAACTTTACCTGGCGGCCTGGCATCGAGGGCAACGCCACGTTGCGCGAGGGCATGACGTAGGCGTCGGCTATCGCCTGGGGGAACTGGATCATCGGCCCACCCACTCGCGATGGGGCACCTGGTTGGGCGCGGGCGTGAGCGTCCGGAAGCCCTTGCGGGAGGCCGTCCTGACCGCATCCTCGCAGCGCACAGTGGGGGGGTGGGACACGCACGGCCAGCGCGTGTGGTCGACGTTGGTGTCCACCGTCTGCAGCCCGATGTGCCCGACGTGGGCGTTATGCGTGTCCAAATGCCCGCTCGTAGTTATCTCGATAGCGGTCCGAAGGAACCGATACATAGCGCTCCTTGCCCGCGCTGGCGGTCAGGTTGGCGGGCTCGACGCCTCGGGCGCGGTCTTTGGCCGCGCCCGTGGTCGTGGTGCGGGTCCAGGTGGCCCCGCATCCGCCCTGCCGTCGGTCGGCGCTGAAGATCGACCAGTCATGGACGCTCTCGCGCGGACCGCTCTGAAGACCCTCGCTGCGGTGGCTGGCGTCGACTTCGAGGCAACCATCGTGCGGGCACCGGTCGTAGTAGTCGCCGTCTTTCATGACTGGCTGGCGCCTACCTCCCCTCGGAACAACCAGGCGTTGCGCGTGCGGGAGTAGCCCTCAATGCCGTACCAGCCGAACGTCAGAAAGCGTCCCAGGCGGTCGAAAGGACCCGTAACGACAGTCTCGCCGTATGGTCCGGTCCAATCGCTGGCAGCCTTGGTGACGCTGTTGGGACCGAAAACTGGAACGGGGTAGACGCTGTTGGCGTTGGTGACGGCGGCGCCTGAAGCGTGCGCGAAGCGCAGGCCTGCTGCATCGCCAGGCCCAGGGTCCAGCGCGAATCCGGTGATGACAGCGCCAGCCACGCCCGTGACCATGAACAGTTCATTGCTGTCGCTCCAGGTATTGCCTGGCTCCGACGCGTCCTGGATCGCCAGCCACATGCCCGTGGTGATGCCCGTGCCCGAGGCGACGGTGATCTGCGTGTCGCCAGGGTTAGCGGCGGACGCCAGCGTGGTAGCCACTGGCGTGGCCTGCGCCGCGCCCGCGCCCCAGAAGCCCTTGGCGTTGGCGGTCACGATCATGCGCAGCCCGCCCCAGTAGGCAAGCTCGCCATTGAACAGCAACTCGGGGTGGCTGTACTGGGCCATGGTGCGCAGCCCACCGTTGGTGGTGTCCTGCATCAGGTCGTAGAACACGAACGGGTGCAGCGCCGTGGCGACCGCGCCGTCCTCGTACAGCGGCATCTTGGCCGAGCGCGCGGCGACCAGCGACAGCAGTTCGATGAACCGGATGCTCATCAGGTCGGCGGTTACCGTGGTGCCCGCGAACTGGTTGCGCGCAGTGTGCTTGTTCTGGAACCACACCCTGGAGCCCTGCCCGAACACCGCACGCGCGATGTAGTCGTAGCTCTCGGCCAGGTTGTAGCCGTTGATGTACGCGGCCTGTTTGTACACGTCCGCGTACGCCGTGGCGACCAGGAACTTGGTGACCTCGATGCAGTTGCCGTACTCGGACAGGGTGACGACAACCTCGGAGCCGCGCATCTGCTGCGGCGCCACGTCGATGAGTTCGTCCAGCACCACCGGGTTGGGCTGGAGGGATTCGATGATCGGGAAGTTCTGGCTGATGCCTCGCTGCCCGTTCATGATCGGGCCTTTGAGGTCGCAGAACTGATCCCAGTACAGCACGCTCTGGCCCTGGATATAGAAGTCGGCGTCGTACATCGCCTTGACTTCAGGTGCAAGGGCAACTGTGCCGGTCGTACCCTGCGGCATTACTTCTTCCTCGCTTTATTCTGGGAAGACCAGGGTCTGGCCTTCCGCTTGGGTTTGGGGTACTGCGGCTTGACCTGCGCGCCGAGCGCCTTGGATCCGGTGGTGCCTGCCACTAGCCCATCGTGTTGCGCAATTCTTGCATACGCTTGATGTTGGCCTTCGGCCCAAGCTTCGAGTCGTACGCCTGCGCGGCGCCGCGCACGTCCTCCTCGGTGGCCGACTTCTTGCGAGAGCTAGCGGCAGGGGCGGAGCGCGGGGCGGCGGGTGAATTGGCGCCCAGCCTCTCGCGCTCCTCCTGGCGGATGCGGTCGCGCATCTGCGCGGGGGTCTCAGCCTTCTTGGATGGCATCTGCTCGCCTCCGTTGCGGCTGCCCTGGGCAGCCTGTTTCATAACCGACCTGTAGAACGTCTCCTCAGACTCCCAGTCCTGATCGGGGATCTGGTCGAGGTTGACGGTCACGCCAAATTCGGTGCTGGCCTCAGCGATGATTTCTCGAACGCGCTTCTCCATGTACTGGGCGCGCTCGTCGTCAGTGGGCTCACGTTGGGCAGGGGGGTATTGCTGCTGCACCGGTTGTGCAGGCTGCACAGCGGGCTGCCGCAGGGTATTGATCTGGCCCTGCAGGATCTCGATTCTGCGTTCGAGTCGGTCGGCTGGGGGGAGGCTAGCCAGTTCGGCCTCAAGCTGGCGCTGCTGAGCATCGGCCTGTGCGCGCTGGTCGGCGCTGGCCTTTTCGGCAAGCAGGCGCACAGTGGACTGGAGTTCGTTGATCTGGTTCAGGGAGGCCTGCTGGGCAGCCTGCACCTGTCTCCGAAGCTCAGCGTTCTCGCGGCCCTGCTGGGTGAGGCGTCGCTGGATCTCGCGCTCGCGTGCATCCGCTTCCGTCTCCGGACCCGAGTCCTCCTGCGCAGGGGGCGCTTCTTGCCCTGCGGGGATCTCTTGCTCGGGAGCGTTGTCTTGCGGTTCTTCGGTCATTACCCGTTATGCGTACCCTGTGCCACGTCCGGGCCGGTGTAGCCGACGTGATTCGTCAGGCCTTCCTTGGTGCCGATCATGCTCTTGGGCACGGGTCCTCGGGCGTACCCGTCCTTCTTGAATTCGGCGTTGGTGCCAGTGCTCTTGCCACCAACCTTCTGATGTTTGCTGTTGATGTTCTGCGGCATGGATTCCTCCGTGGCTACCGAGCGGGGCCTCCGGGAAAGGACTGGGTCGCCCCGCCCGGACAGCGGTTACTTCTTGCGGCGACCGCCGCGATGACGACGTTCGTACATTGCGGAGACCTCCTTTCCCCCAGGCTAGGGGCTAGAGTGAGTCACTTTTTGCGGCGACCACCGCGACGACGACGCTCGTACATCACGCATCCCCCTTTCACTTGGATTGGCGGTTGTAGCTCTGACCCGAGGGCGTGCCAGGCACGCGCCCGCTCCGTTCGGGGCGGCGCTCGGATCGGAGGTCGGTGCCTTCAGGGCCAGGCGTCTTGTCATGCTCTGCGCGAGTCA